GATCTCGTTTCGTCTGAACTTGTCGCCAATGTCTGCAAGCTGAGCAACTGGAACAAGCTTGAACGGATCTCTGAAGTACAGTATTGACTGTCTTTGAGATATCGCAGTTGCTGACAAGAACTTTCGCTTACATTCTTCACAGATCGCCGTGCATACAGGGGAGATCGTGTTATTGAAGTAATTGATCATAGCGTTCTCATCTGCCGTTCCATCTATAATCGCTTGTGTTAAACCCAATTCTGTATAAAGTTGGGCTGTCAGATCTTTAACTTGCTCCCAGAGATTATTCTCCAGAGCTCTATTCAATTGAATGATCTTCTCAGTACCGTCAATGTAGCCGATACCTAATGGAGAGTTTTTCAACTGATCCTGAAGATCTTTTCTTCGCTTATCTGCTTCTTTACGTCTCTGTTCAGACTTGATGATGTACGGAAGCTGAATAATCATGTCCAGTTTTCCGGATGCGTTGTTCTCATTGAACGCGTCAAGTCTGTTAATGGTTCTTAGAAGACGTTTGAGGGTGGAGTTCGGTTCGTTCATCACCGTATAGAACGGATTCTCAATGATTGCTACCATGGTTTTCGGTAGGATTACTTCTTCGAACCGACCCCTTTCCTCGTTGTACATTCGAACTTTTACATGCGAGGGGTACCACGTCGTAATCTGTCCCACTCTGAGTTCCTTGATTTTGTACGACTCAGAGTCCCCAGTTGGATTAGTAGTAGTATCCGTTGGAACCACTGCGATACATCCTTCATCAAACAAAGAAAGAACCAAATCTCTTTTAAGATCAGTTCCTGTTTGGTCTAAGTTTGCCGATACTGTAAGGCAATAGTTCAGATCATCTTCAATTGTCTCTTTATAGTTACCGTCGTCATCGGTTCTACAGTGAATCAACTGTATCATCGAGACGTCGACTGCTATACGGTTATAAGCTGATGCCACGATTGATCTGGCTGAAGCAGTTGAAACCCACCTTCTATCAGGTCTACCCGATCGTCCATTGCTGATCTCAATGTTGACACCCGGTTCAGCACTGTATGTCGGGTCACGCTGCTTAAAGGCATTCCAGCCAGTCTTAATTCGTTGTAATAAAGATGGCATTATTATCTCCTTAGTCGAAATTGTCTACGTTAATTTTATAAGCTACAAAAGCATCCATTGAAGCTGCAACAGCATCAATCTTTGCTTCGTAAACTTGCTTAAGAAGTTTCTTGTTACCATTGGTATCCATGATGATCATACAGTTACCCATCGTATAGCTGTACAGATCCTCATCGAAGACCCACAATCTTTGTTCTGCTAACTTTTTAATTTCAGTAAGCGGAACTGATTCGGTCTTTGCACCTTGAATTACTTTTTGTACGCCCCATTCTCCGTTTTCTCGTATCCATCTTGTGACAAACTCTACAGAGTTGTACGGATCGTATCCGAATGCCATAATGTCGTACCCGTGTTTTTGTATGTACTCATCTACGTCATCGTATACATCGTCCATCTTTAGAATTGTCCCTGGCATGACAACAAGAGTTCCTTCTCGTTCGAAAGATTCGTACTTTTGTCTCATTGCTAGGTTAAGTGTGGATTTAGTGTATTCGGAAATATAATTGATAGTTTTGATACCAAAAGCTCCATTATTCAATGGGAATACAAAGGCGAATGAACAGAAGTCACCACCCTGTGAAAGATCGGCACCCATAGCGCACTGCATGCCGTCATAAGATTGTCTTCTATGACATTTAGTTTCTTCGTATGTAAAGAAGAACGTAAAACCTTCCATAGGAATACCAAATCTCTTTGCAATAATATCATTGCGTGCTGAAGGAGAATTCTCTGCTCTTTCCTTATCGAGTTGGTATGTTTCGTAGGTTACAGTCTTACCAATATTAGGATTAGCCTTAACCCACATGAAAGGATCTGCTACTTCAGAAATATCATCAAGACGATACCACCAAATCGACACATGTGGATTGTAGTATTCGCCTTTTAGGATCTTCATAAGCTCGATCTTCATGGCATCACCGGCACCATTTCGTACTGTTCCCTCTGAAGACGTAGCTATTATGAGATAGTCGTCCAATTTTGAAGCGCCCTGTTCAATAGCGCCTATTGGGTCTTCTTTAATAACACCAGACAACCATTCATCAACTGTTGCGACCTTACATCTAAGTCCCTGAAGCTTGTCAATGGACATAGGTAAGATTCGAATTATGGAATTCGTTAAGAAGTTCTGAATACCCTTCTTAGTCGAAGCCAATTTTTGACGATCTCTTTTAGAACCAGTTGTGTTCTGTAAAGAACCTTCTGTCAGGAACTTAAAGAGATCACCTCTAGCCTTAGTGATAGCAGTCGCAATCGGATTTACTATCTCTTCGGACATTCTCATAGTAGGAGCTGTTACAATCTGATCTGTTGTTGATGGATCACAGTTCAGAAAGTAAGCCTGAACGCAGGAGTCAAATAATGACTTTGCTGCACCTCGTCCTACAATGAGGTATTGCTTGTTTATTAGTCGTTTTTTCTTTTGTTTCGTTACGTAACCGCCACGCCCCGCCCCATGAGCGTCTGGATCCCATACTTCAATGTCAATAAAATAGTACCAACCAAAAATTTGTTCACCCCAGAGCTTGAATGAATCAAGCAATGTAAGATCTGAACCATCGGTCAGTACCATTTCGTTTTCACAAAATCGTATAAACCTCTCTACAGGTTCGTCATCGTAGTAGAAATCTGGATTGTCAATCAGATAGTCTATACGGTTCATCTCCATAGAGACGTTTTGGTTTACTGGAATCTCACCGGCAATTACGGCATCTCGAAACTCTCCATAGTACTTCGGTACCGCTGTGTTAGATAACATGATTTAGAAATCCCAATAATTCTCAAAGTGTTTGAATCTGGGGTCATCAATCGCATTATACGCATCATACACAGATCTCTGAGACCATTTAACGGCATCATCTAAAGCCTCTTGCGTTTTAGCTTTTGCTTCCTGGAAATTTCTTTGGAATTCCTGATGAGCTTTCTCCTGATCTGCAGCTCTTTTGGCAGCAGCCTTAGATTCATTCTCTTTATCTGTTTCACGCTGCTTCTCTATGAGTTTAGTTTCGCGTTCTTCAAGTTCGTCATAGAGATCACTAGAGCTTGTCTTCTTTTTATCGTCGGAATCGGAGCTCTTGTTAGAATCAGAATCTTTTTTCTTTTTGTTGTTGGTATTTAAACTATCAGCACCTTCATCACGAAGTTGTTTCTGAAGTTTGAGACCTTCATAGTTTCCTACTCTTTCCTTAGCACTCTTAAGCTCTGAGTCAGTAAACAAAGCCTGATTCTTCATGATCTTCTCAGGATCAACGGTCTTTGATATCTTCTCAACCTTCTCTTTACGTTCTGCTTCCCTACGTTCTTTAGCTCTCTTCTCTTGCTGTTCAGCAAAGTTAGTGCCTAATTCTGGGAGCATACTGTCTTCATCTGCAAAAGTATTCCAAGCTTTAGCGAAGGTATTCCAAGCATTCATACCCTTATCAGCAACATTCTTAACTGTGTTAAGCTTATTGGCAGCATCGTCGATCTTATCCCAAATATCTTTTTCTTTAGGTGTTGTATCAACAACTTTTCTGTCAAGTTCTCTAAGCTTATCAGCTCTATTTAAAGCATCGCTTAACTCCTTAGTGGAAATCTCGTGAGCATACTTCTGAATCTGTTTATAGTCTCCAGACTCGAGAGCTTTCTGCTTATCAGCTTCATGATTAGCTTTTTCTGCTTTAGCCACTCTAGCCTTTTCAAGAGCTGCTTTACGCTGCTTGTTGACTTTGTGCTGCTTCATAGCATCGCCGATCTTCTTGATTGGATTCACCGGTCCGCCTTCATTGTAACGAGCTTTGCCTGCTGCTGTTCTTGTTCCATCAGGATTCTGGAATCTACGAATACCCCATTTCATTCCAATGATACCGTGATGCTCCAAATGATCCATTATAGCATCATCAACACCAAATAGAACCTGGTAAACATCATCATGGGCTATAGAATCATCATTATGGGCTATAGAATTATCATCTTCGAAAAGGGCACAGTAGACATCATCCATGGCCTCAGCATGAGTAACATCATCAATAGGTTCCGGATCTTTGAAATACTGCTTGATCAGCTCCATTGGGTAGTCAAATGGCATAAATGTTGAACATTTCTTAGTTTCATTGTCAACTTTAACCAGTCCATCCCAACCACCAACATTGTAAACAAGGAATTGTGGGAATGTGTATACGAATTGTGGTTCTCTACCTGAGAACTGTTTAACTAATTCTATATCGGTCATACATTCTCACCTCCTTAATCATATAATGTTTCAAATATACCAGGTTTGTACTTCTCTTTGTCAGAAACTTTTTCATTAGTTATAGATCCATAACTATTACCATTTCTAGCTTTAACGCTTGATATACCGGAATCTGGTAATTGATTATCAAGTCTAACGTATGTGTAACAAACTGCCCCATAGTCATTATACCAACTAAGATCTGTATAAACCTTCCTCGTCGAATCCTGGGTGTCTCTAAAATATGTTTTGCCGTTTTTATTTTCCCAAACTATAGAATGTCCACCACCAGTATACCAATACATACCAATCGATCCGCATGCACCATCTCCGTTTGAAGCTATAAGTTTTTCAACTGTCGTTGAGTCATAGGCCTTTTCATCACCATAACCAACGTTGTATTTGGTATAATCAACACTACCGGAGCGATAATCAATTATGTGCGTATCGGTTGCTATTTCATCACTGTTTCGCCAATCGTCTATATCTATAGACCAATTGTTGTCTTGACTTACTCGTTCTTCAGCAACAACATCAAATCCCATTCTCCGCATACAATAAGCTTCTGAACAATATACGCAGTTTTCTGATGTTTCAGGATTGTATTCATCATAATTTGGATTTACTAATTTAGCATCTTCCTCTTCTGTCATAGGCTCACGTTTCAAATCAAATTTAAGTAGAAGGCCATCTAATTCATCCAAATTCTTACTATCAAGATAGCCAGATTGATCTGAATTATCTCGGTTATCTGTTACTTTATTTACCAAATTCTGATAAGTCTGTATCTGATAATCTGTATAGAAATATTTCCAATATTGTTGTCCACCATGACCATTGATCTTCATTTTTGCTATGTATTTTTCACCATAGCCATCAGTTTCAGATCCGTCATTGTAAATAAGAACATTACACGGTGTATTGGCTATTTCCTTTTCTCGATCACTTTTTGTAAGGTCTGAGATAGCACCAGCTGCAACACCAATGAGTCCGCCTTTAGCAAAATTAACACCGCCAGATACTTTCTCATCTAACTGTTTTCCTTTACCCTTTTCCTTCTTATGCTTCATGTAGTACTCATGATTGTACTTACGTTCAGCTTCTTTTTGTTCTGGTTTCTTACCCCAGCCATGGGAAATGTAACTAATTCTTCTAAAGTTACGAATATCATTAGCTAACATTTAGTCACCTCCCGTCTCCATCTCAACATTGATTCGCCATTCCAGTTTTGCAATCTCTCTATTAAGTTCATCTACTGCAAAAGAACTTGATGGAGGATCAAACATTAGCCTTACACTACATTGGATGAATCTTTTAACAAAGTTAAATCTCTTTGCTGGTATGATCTCATCCCAAGTTTCATCACCTGTTGTGACCTCAAAGTCATCAACATAATGATAACCAAGTTGATGGAGGGTTGAGAACACTGCGTTAATATCATCCATGATCTGACTGTCGTATACCGTATAGTCCGATACAATCTGTAAAGATTCTTTTATGGACTGTAAAATCTTCTCTGCCATCACAGCCCTCCTTTCCTTGAATTACTTCTTCTTTTTAGACTGTTTTTCTTTTTCCCATTCGTCTACTATCGCCTGAGCGCCCTTGTCACCAAACTGAGCCTGTCTATACATCTTCCAGTTATCACCCTGATTGAGACCAGCTTTCTTCGCTGCTTCTCTAGCAACCGTTTCTCCACCAGTTTCCTGGTAGTCTTTGCTAAACTTATTAAAGCGCTCATCGTACTCTTTTCTAACCTCTTTGGCTGTCTTATGTGTACCATTAACTACTGAAGCAGCTACTGTGGCTCCAAGACTAACAACAGGTCCTCCTATAACAAGACCGGCCCAGAATGCAGCATTATTCTGCATATACTTTTTACCAAGTTCAATCTCATTATCTGAAAGGTCTTTCATATACATGTTTTTAGTATTTTTTAAATACTCAATGTTCTTTTTATGCTTGTCGATGGCTTCTTTATTGCCTTTCTCCATAGCTTTGCCAAGTTTCTTTTCAGCCGAATGTAGCTTCTTGTCATACTTGATACCTTTTTGAGCTCTTTTTAATCTATTGGCTTGGGTCTCATAGCCACCATAAGCACCAGCTCCATATATATGCTTTTTACCTTCCTGTGTAAGAGTTCCATCAGCATTCTGATAACGTCTGATACCCCACTTCTGCCCAAGTATCCCATGATGGGCAATGTATTCATCATCAGTTAACGCCCAATAATATTGATTAGTCATGACTCCTCCTTTTCTTAAATTGTTTTAATAATAACCTAATCGTTCAAGATCTTTCTTGTTTTTATTAATATAGTCTCCAACTTTACTTCGATTTGTACGCTTAAAGTTCTTGTCTGTGTCGAACACGATTATTGGGCTTTCAGTATCAGGATCGTTAACATCCATTACAGCGTCGTATCCCTGTTCCTTAAGTCTATTATTTATTCGCTCTTTCATCTCTCTATTTTGTGTATAACTTAAAGAAATGGCGGTTCTACGATCGTCTATTGACTTATCACCCTCTGGGTTTGATTTACCAAATAATGTTTTTGATTTATCAGCATTAGCAACATAATCAAATACAGTATTAAGCTTCTTATCAGAATATTCCTTAACAATCTCATCGAATAGTTTTTCACCGCTAGCAACTTTAATTGGGTTTTTAGCTACATACTCATCAACATATATTCGACTACTATCTTTTAAACACTTGTTGAACCAATCTATATAGAAAGCGTCGCCTCTTTTTAAACCTTCTTTAGGATCTTGTTTAACCGACATGTATTTTTCAGGTCGATTTCGTTCCTTCTCATCTAAGGCTTCTTCTTTCATTTTTTGGTTTTGTTCTTTACTCACAGGGACATAACCTTTTGTTTTTTCATCGTATTTGACAAATGTTCCCCCCATTGCTCTTAGAACTCTTGTTGTTTTTGTCCCCTTTTTTAACGTAACGTCTTTACCCCAAGTATTCTTAAATGCCTTAGAATCGTATCCCAATCGAGCTCTTCCTTCTGGAGTTAAACTACCATCAGGATTCTGATATCGTCTTATACCCCATTTCATACCGAGGATGCCATGATGAGCTATTATGTCCATCACAGGATCTTCCAAAGACCAGTAATACTGATTTAACATGCAAACTCCCTTCTACCAGAGTTTGGTGTCCCCTGGTCTTCGTTCTATTGGTTTACTTGGCATGAGTTTGCTACCGTCTCCATAATGAATAGCATTGTGTGTCTTGTGACTCACACATACCAAGTTGTTCAGGTCATATACCGCTGGATCATTGTTCGTGACCTGTTCGATTGTTATTGGGTTTAAATGATGAACGATCAGAATATCATGTTTACCGATAGGTCGATCTAATATTGCTAGGTCGCAACCGTTATCTCGTAATATCACTCGTTGTCTTACAGATTCCCAGATTGGCGATTTGTACAACATTTGATTAAGAAGTCTATGACTACCGAATGTTATGTACCCTGGTGTACCTGCAAGTCGTAAGTATTCAAATCGTTCTTCAAAAGTATCTAATTGGATTAACTCCTGATAAGTTTTAAATCGCTTAACCTTCATATCGATAACCCTGCATTGCAGCAATTGCTTTCTTGTAAGATTCTTCTTTGGTTTCAGCCGATTTCAAATTATCAATCTTTGCCTGTTTGAGTTGCATCTCTCTTTCTGTAGATTCTTCATCCAATCTTTCTCTTGCTGATCCTCTTCTAAGGAAGTGCACAAGTTCCTGAGAAGATGCTTTGCCTTCTCGTATACGCTTTTCTACTGCATCGTAAGCCAATGCTATTAGTTCCTGTTCTCTTGCATCTGCATTCATGGTGTTTTACTCTCCTTTTCACATAGTTCCAGGGTATTTTATAGAGACACAATTTGCTGTAGAAAGGAGACTTAATCTTAGGAATTTTACATGAAAGGAGAAATTGACGTCACCGGTGTCAATTTTGTAGGTAAATGTCCACAAATTATGTCTCTGTAAAACACTCTGAAAACTTTTAAAAACTTTCCAAAAACTTCCTCAACTTTTTGCACAAAACTTGTCGAAAATTGGCACTTTTTGCAAAAAACTTGCAGAGGTTTTGCGGAGGTTTTTGGGAACTTTTCTGAAAATATCACCGCCGGGGAATTTCGAAGG